ATCGCTGCTATGGGACATAGCGTAGGTGCCTGCGATCAAATTACAGATGCTAGAGAACTCTATGACTTTAGTGACTGATATGCTATAATGCCTATATGGAGGTATACTATGAACAATTACGACGAAATGGTTTCTGCTGGATATGAAATGTCCGGTGAAGGCTTTTGGATCCCATCTGAAGAATCTGGTGGGGACATTAATTTTGATGACGAACAAACTGATGATGTTAAGCTAGTTCTTCTTAAGAACGGCGATCTACTTCTAACTAAAGTAAGAGAAGTTATGGGTGGAGATAGTATTATCTTTGATGACCCTAAGCTAGTGATTTCTCGATCTGCTGCTAGTGCCGATGGAAATGTTACTACCACCATTCAATATAGTGAGTGGATGTCTCTCTCATCTAGCCGAGAGTTCTCCGTAAGAAGAGACTTTATTGCTACAATGTCTACTCCAATTAAGAGTTTGTATGATAGTTATGTTGAGGGTAAGTTCTAATGGATGATATCATCAGGGTCCTTCTCCTAAAGGACGGTCGCATACTTGTGACGAAATTAAAAGAGGTCGCCGACCATGATATCGGTGAGCCAGACTGTGTTATGATTGATCCAGTAATCTACGATACATCTAATGAGGATCTGGAGAAGGCACTCTCACGCTTCCCCGGAAAACACGTTACGGTAGATACCAAAATGGCTATTTCCTCGGATAATATCCTAACCATGGTAACTCCCACTCCACAACTTCTTTCTGAATATCTAATTGTAATTGGTGATTAATGGCTAAAGACAAGTTCTACACAAACGTCCAGATGTATGGAAACACCATCCTTCTCCGTGGATACGAGAATGGTGAACGTTTCAATGTTAGGCAACAATTTAATCCAACTCTATTTGTTACTTCTAAGAAGCCCAGTGAGTGGAAAACTTTGGACGGTGAGAATGTCCAACAGGTAAACCCCGGAACTATTAAAGAGTGTCGAGAGTTCCTAAAGAAGTATGATGATGTTGATAACTTCAACGTCTATGGTAATGAGCGTTTCATTTTCCAATATATTGCGGATAACTATCCCGGTGAGATTAGCTTTGATACATCCAAGATGAGGATGATCACCCTTGATATTGAGGTTGAGTCTGAGATGGGATTCCCCGATCCCGAAAGTGCGGCTGAAGAAGTTCTACTTATCACAGTACAAGACTACAATAACAAGAAGATTATTACTTGGGGACAAACAAAGTATGGAGACTTTGAAAACAAGCAGGATAATGTAGACTTCCGTCCTTGCTATGATGAATACCATCTACTCAACTCATTTCTTGAGTGGTGGTCAAGTGATACTCCTGACGTTGTTACTGGTTGGAACCTAGAGTATTATGATATTCCATATCTAACCCATCGTATCCAGCGTCTCCTAGGAGACAAGGTTATGAAGCAGCTATCCCCCTGGAAGCTAGTCTCACAGGAGAAGCACTTCATCAAGGGTCAGGAAAAGATTTACTATGATATTGCTGGCGTCACTCAACTAGACTATCTAAATCTATACAAGAAGTTTACGTATACAAACCAGGAGAGCTACCGTCTAGATTATATTGCTAGCGTTGAGCTTGGACAAAAGAAGCTAGATCACAGTGAGTTTGAGACATTCAAAGACTTCTACACCCAAGGCTGGCAGAAGTTTGTCGAATATAACATCATTGACGTAGAACTAGTTGACCGCTTGGAAGATAAGATGAAACTTATTGACCTAGCCATCACTATGGCTTTTGATGCGAAGGTCAATTTCCGCGACGTATTCTATCAGGTGCGTATGTGGGATACTATCATCTATAACTATCTGCGGGAAAAGAATATTGTTATTCCACCCAAGGTAAAGGTTGATAAGGATGCTAAGTATGCTGGTGCGTATGTTAAGGAACCCAAGCCAGGTAAATATGATTATGTTGTGAGTTTTGACCTTAACTCCCTGTATCCACACCTAATCATGCAGTATGCGATCTCCCCAGAGACACTTATCTCTATGGAAGATTTGAATGCTATGATTTACTCGGCACAGAACGATGTTTCTGCCGACAAGGAATTGCTTGAAGCAATGATTAAGGTCAGGGAATTATCTACAAAAATCAACGTATATAAAATCCTTGATCAGGAGCTGGATCTATCTCCACTTAAAAAACTTGATTGGACCATGACCGCCAATGGAGCAATCTATAGGCGAGTCAAGGGAATGCTACCCGAACTAATGGAGAAAATGTATGCGGAACGAGTCACATTCAAAAAACGAATGCTTGCCGCGAAGCAGCTCAACGAGACGAAGCCTTCTAAAGCACTTGAAAAAGAAATCTCACGTTGTAACAACGTTCAGATGGCGAAGAAGATTTCTCTTAATAGTGCTTATGGCGCTATTGGTAATCAATACTTCAGGTACTTTAAACTAGCAAATGCCGAAGCTATCACTCTTTCAGGTCAAACTTCTATTCGCTGGATTGAGAACAAACTCAACAGCTTTATGAACAAGACCCTCAAGACTGAGGACGTTGATTATGTTATCGCTTCAGACACTGACTCAATTTATCTAAATGTCGGTCCCCTTGTGGAGACTGTATTTGCCGGTAAGCAAGTTGAGAAGGTGAAAATTGTTGATGCTCTAGATGCTTTCTGTAAAGCAAAGATTGAGCCCTTCATCGACAAGTCATACTATGAGCTTGCTGATTACGTCAATGCTTACGACCAGAAGATGCAGATGAAGCGAGAGAATATCGCTGACCGTGGTATCTGGACTGCTAAGAAGCGTTACATCCTTAACGTTTGGGACTCTGAAGGTGTCCGTTATGCTAAGCCTAAGCTTAAGATGATGGGCATTGAGGCTGTTAAGTCATCCACCCCTGCTCCATGTAGGGATATGATTAAGGAAGCACTCAAGCTAATGATGGAGGGGACAGAAGATCAGGTAATTGATTACATTGATAGTTGCCGTGCCCGTTTCCGTATGCTTCCACCGGAAGAAGTTGCTTTCCCCCGAAGTGTTAGTGATGTGAAGAAGTATAAGTCTTCCTCCAGCATCTACGCAAAGGGCACTCCTATTCATGCCCGAGGAGCACTATTATTCAATCATCATATCAAGCAAAATAAACTTGATAGGAAGTACTCATTGATTAACAATGGGGAAAAGATTAAGTTCTGCTATCTAAAAGTTCCCAACAAGATCGGGGAAAACGTTATATCATTTATTTCGGAATTCCCTTCGGAGCTTGGTCTAGAGAAGTATATTGATTATGATCTACAGTTCAATAAAAGCTTCCTAGAACCACTAAAGATTATTTTGGATTCCATCGGATGGAGTTCAGAAAAAACAGTCACCCTAGAGAGCTTCTTCGGCTGATCTATGGTATAATACAAACATTATAGGATATTATTATGGCACTTTCCTCTTCTGTTGAAGAGTCTCTACTAGAAGCGCAATCCAATTTGCGTAATGCTCTAGCTTATGCTGCCCGTAACGAGCGTCCTGTTGTATGCGAGCGTATCGCTAAGCTCATCTCAGATATTGAGGGAGTTTCTACAACGGACGCCCTCTTTGATACTCTTGATAGTATGAAACGGGAGGGTGGCGACAACCCATTTGGTAATTTTGGACCTAACAAGTAATTATGGATTTTCTTAAGGACATTGTAAATGAAATTGGTGGTGACTTCACTAAGATTGCGTCAGACATCGACGAAACTGAAACATTCGTGGACACTGGTAGCTACATCTTTAATGCTCTTGTATCTGGGTCTCTCTACGGTGGCGTTTCTGGCGATAAGATCACTGCCATTGCTGGGGAGTCTTCTACTGGAAAAACTTTCTTCTCTCTTGCTGTCGTCAAGAACTTTCTTGATACTAATCCCGATGCACATTGCCTTTATTTTGATACTGAAGCAGCAATCAATAAGGGACTTCTTGAGTCACGCGGCATCGACCTTAATCGTGTCGCTGTCGTAAACGTAGTAACCGTTGAGGAGTTCCGTACCAAGGCTCTCAAATGCGTTGATATGTATATGAAGAAGCCTGAGGAAGATCGTAGCCCATGTATGTTTGTGCTTGACTCCCTAGGTATGCTCTCTACCGAAAAAGAGATTAAAGATGCTTTGGATGATAAGCAAGTTCGTGATATGACTAAATCACAACTTATCAAAGGTGCTTTCCGTATGCTTACTTTGAAGCTAGGGCAAGCTAAAATCCCAATGCTCGTTACTAACCACACATATGACGTTATCGGTGCTTACGTTCCTACAAAGGAAATGGGCGGTGGCTCTGGTCTTAAGTATGCCGCTTCTACTATCATTCATCTCTCTAAGAAGAAAGAGAAGGATGGAACGGAGATTGTTGGAAACATTATCAAGGCAAAGACTGCTAAGTCGCGTTTGAGTAAGGAGAATATGGACGTAGGTGTCCGTCTCTATTATGATGAGCGAGGACTAGACCGCTACTATGGTCTCCTAGAACTAGGTGAAGCTGGTGGTCTATGGAAGAACGTCGCAGGACGTTACGATATGGGAGACGGCAAGAAGGTATATGCTAAAGTAATCCTCAAAGACCCCGAGAACTACTTCACTCCCGAGGTTATGGAAAAACTAGAAGTCATCGCTAACGGCACATTCTCATACGGACACTGATAGGTAACTATGGAAAGGATTGAAAACCTAATTCTAAGATCACTCGTACACAACGAGAAATACTCACGCAAGGTTATTCCTTTTATTGAGCCTGACTACTTTCACGAATCTTCTGAGCGTGTCCTCTATGAGGAGATTGCTCAGTACATGGTTAAATACAATTCTCGCCCCTCTGTCGAAGCCCTCGGCATTGAGGTCGAGAATCGCCATGATCTAACTGAGAATGATGTTCAGAGTATTCGTGAAACTCTATTACAGTTTGAGGAGGTTACTGGGACAGACCAGTGGATGATGGACTCCACTGAAAAGTGGTGTAAGAAACAAGCCATATATAATGCACTAATGGAATCCATTAGTATTGCTAACGGCGATAGTCAGCAGAAGACTGAAGATGCTATTCCAAGTATCCTATCTGATGCTCTAGCCGTCTCTTTTGATAGCAATGTTGGACACGATTATATTGAAAACGCAGATGAAAGATTTGATTTCTACCATCGTAAGGAAGATAAGATCCCTTTCGATATCGAACTACTTAACAAAATCACAAAGGGAGGCTTGCCTAACAAGACACTTAATATTGCGCTAGCAGGAACAGGTGTAGGTAAGTCGTTGTTTATGTGTCATTGTGCCGCATCTACTCTCATGCAGGGTAAGAATGTGCTGTACATTACTTGTGAGATGGCTGAAGAGAAGATTGCTGAGCGTATTGACGCCAATCTACTGAATGTAAATATCCAAAACCTTACAGATCTTCCCAAGCAAATGTTTGAGACCAAGATCGGTAAGCTTTCTAAGAAGACTCAAGGATCACTTGTTATCAAGGAGTATCCAACTGCCCAGGCGCATGCCGGACACTTTAAGGCACTTCTTAATGAACTAAAGTTGAAAAAGAACTTCTCTCCAGATATCATCTTTATCGACTACCTAAACATCTGCGCATCCAGCCGAATTAAGGCTGGAGCAAATGCTAACTCATATACTCTCGTTAAGAGTATTGCTGAGGAGCTACGTGGTCTAGCGGTAGAGTTTGACCTACCTATCGTCAGCGCCACCCAGACGACCCGTAGTGGCTATGGAAACAGTGATGTTAATATCACTGATACCTCTGAGTCTTTCGGTCTTCCAGCGACCGCAGACCTTATGATTGCGCTCATCTCAACAGAAGAGCTAGAAGAGCTGGGTCAGATTATGGTAAAACAATTAAAGAACAGATATAATGATCCTACCATCCACAAGCGTTTTGTTGTCGGTATTGACCGCGCCAAGATGCGCCTTTATGACTGCGAGCAGTCAGCTCAAGACGATATTATGGGCGGCGGTAAAGAAGAAGAGTA